CTTACCAATATGAAGAGCACGTGTCCAGTGTCTTACACGATAACCACCCGCCATGGCCCTGCCATAGATATGGTGCAGAGAACCTGATTCACCTGTAATTGATAGCTTTACACCATAAGTTGCTTCTCTTGCTTTCTTTGCTGCTTCCTTAGCTTTCTTCTGCTGCTCGATCTGATATGCAACTGATACAGTGAACAGTACTGCTGCTAGTATAACACCATCTGCCATTATCTATTCTCCCTGTGTATCATTTTTCTTTACCCCACAAAATATTAACAGTCTCATGTCCTTTGTATATAGCATCATATGCTGTATCATTTGGATCAACGTTTCGTTGGTAATCTTTCGAAGTGACAACAGGGCACACATGATCTAAGTTAGCCATAGGTGAGCCACAAGAAAGAATTGCATGAATAGCACCGTCTTGGTGTGAGAACTCACAAGAATCTACAAAGCCTTCGTAGGTTAAGATCAGATGATCTACATGATTAAGAGGCTCACCTGGTGCAAACCCTGCAAGTGTTTCTTCTAAAGTATTTATAAAGCCTATTCTAATAGTGACTTTCTTATTAGTTATAGGCCCGATAAATTCATTGAAAAGAAAGAAATCAGGATCTGCAAAAACAATTCGGTAGGTATCTCTATCAAGTGATGTACTTTGTCGCGGATTATCTACAGTAAGTAAGCCAATTTTTCCATTCAGATCTTCACTTAAGTATGTACCTAATCCGCCAACAGTGATATCAGCAGGAAGTGTTGTGAACTTATCATAACGTTGAAGGCCCTCTCTGACCGTTGCAGGTGTATTGAACGATAGTGGCAAGTCTAATAAAATAAATGTTGAAAAGTGTCCACTAGCGAGTAGTGTCTTAACTGCACTGGAGAACTGTAACATTATAATCTCTCCACTAATTTGATAGTGCCGAGATCTAGCAGAATACCGTCTGAGTATTTAATACCTAGAGCAATACTAGGATCCACAAAAGAGGGCATTACTACATTTCCACCTATTTTAAGAGATGTGTCGTGTGATACTGCTGTGATCAATGGTGGCTCTATTGTTATAGTGCTAGACGTGCCACTTGATACCGTATCTGTTACTAAATATACCTTAGGCAGTGTTCCAAATTGAATAAACTCGCCTTGCAAACCTGTGGGCGAACTACCTACTGTAATTACAGAAGCACCTCTACTATGATTACCATTTGTCTTTAATGTACCACTAAAGTAATTAACCTTTACCGGCTGTGGCATCCTTACGTATACTGTGTTCGAGTAGCCAGCACGTAATTGTGTAATGAACGTGCTAACATTATTATTCGTTTGGGCAATAGCTGCCTCGATCTCCCAACGCTGTACACCAGTCGAGGATGATATCCTGCGCAATGACATAGAGTCTGCGACCATAGCTGGCTTATTGGAGATAATGTTCAAAGGTGCTGCAAAAACAGCTGCCACATCATCGTCTGTGACTGTAGCTGTTGGTTGTTTCTTTAAAATTCCAAAAATCATTTAGATCTCCTAAAAGAATGAGCCGCTGGTTTATATTATAATAAACGTATTCGCGGCTTTAAAACATATTACTTTCTAACCTCTGTGTTTTAACCTCTGTATGTTCAACCTCTATATCTTGTTTCTTTATTGTGCATATTTACACCATTAGCTATATGTGGCATCATGCTATAAATCTCTCGTTTAGTTTGTCTAGATATATCACCAGTGATATTTATGTTGAACACAGAAGAATTAGCTTTAGGAGTTTCTCCAGCAAGTACAAGTGATGAGTCAGAGACTGACATGTTTCCAATCAATCCACCTTCTGCATGACGCCCTATACGATTGCTATTGATTGCGTCTAATAAAGGAGCAAAGCGCTTAGTAGCAGCTGCATTTACTACAAACTCACCGTTGGATAACATCGCGGCTATAGAGTCTGAAGTGCCAGTGCCTGGACCACTAATAAAGCCACCTGTGGCTGCAAACATCGTTGGCATTGGAGGTGGTACCGGAATAGATACAGCACTTACACCGCTGAACATTTTTCCTAAATTGCTCAAGAAGCCTCCAGGCTGGAAAGCATTATATGCACCAATAGCCATCGAAGCTGCTGACAATATAATCCCAAACCAGTCTGTGGAACCTCCGTCCCCAATAGCGGATCTAGCTACGGCATTCAACCCTAGTTGCGTATTTTCTTGCACTTTATTCAGATTGAAATCAACAGCTTTAAAACCTTCTTTCAAGCTGTCTTCAGTAGCACCTGCTAGTGTAGAGACACCATCTGCAACAGTAGTAACTCCACCCCAGAGTGTTTCTTGATTCTGGGCCAACTTAGAGACACTGCTTGTTAGAGAAGATATTGCTGCTACGCTTCCTTCAGACACAGATGCTGCAACAGCACCAACTGGCCCACCTTCTGCGAAATGTGCTACACTGCTTCCGCTATTGATAGCTGAAAGAAGTCCGGCATATTTGCGAGTAGATGCGGCATTTACTACAAACTCACCGTTTGAGAGCATTGCAGGGATGGAGTCAGAAGTGCCAGTACCTGGTCCAGAGACCTTACCACCAGAGGCGAATCCGAAGAAGCTTAAGATAGAAGTGCCTATACTGCTCAGAGAACCTAGAATACTGTTGAAATCAAAGTTTTTCAGGCTGTCTAACAGGCTTGTGAATTTATTTCCTAAGGTCTCTGTGAACTTCTCTAAGAAACCTTTAGTGGTATCTTCTAGTTTAGTTAAATTTGGTCCATTTTTTGTCCAGTCATCTGTGACATATGAATCAGTCGCAGCAGACCATTTATTGATATCGTTACCCAATGGGTCCAGCTCTTCAGATCCTATTTTATTCTTAGTCAAGTCGTCGACTTCTCTTGTTTTTTCAGAAGGCTTTCCAATCATTTTGTCAACGGCGCTTGCAAATTTATCAGTAGCATTTTTGAACACCGTATTGCTATCGATTTTCTTTTCACCATTTCCAAAGATGCCTGAGCCAAGTTGGAAGAGATCTATTCCAATTTTCTTCAACCAACCATTTATCAACCCATCTTCACCTTTAAATGAACTCATCAAACCTTCTGTAAAGGTGTCAATCACCGTTGAGGTAACGCTGTCAATAAACGCCTTCCCGAATTCCTTCAAACTTGTCTTACCTTGAAGTGCATCTTTAAGTCCACTTGAGAAAGAGCTTACAACAGAATCACCAAAGCTAAGAGCAGCTTGATAAGCCTGGGTTTCTTCCGGCAACATGTACATTTTTCTATAGATTTCACTTTGCTTTTCTAAGAATTGATTCGCAGCGGCTTGTAAGTGAACAACTCGCTCTCTCAATATCTTCTCTTCTGTTTCCGTTAAATTTTCAACTAAAATTCTTCTTTGAATATCATTAATCTGCTTAGCTGCGTTATCAATCAAAGCCTTCGGACTATCTTTCAAACTAGAGTATAGATTACCATCTAGCTGTAATCCAGCCTTTACTGCTTGCTCTGTCTTAAATGTAATAGGAGAAACCGCAAGCTCTCTAGCGTTAAGTGAGGCGTCTTCCATTGCCTTTCTGGCAGCTTCAAATTCCAATTTAATCTTTTCAGATGGATGTGTTGATTTAGTTAGATCACGTTCTATAGCCGCAACGTTTAGAGCTGCTTGATATAGGTTATCTTGTGTAGTCCTAGAGCTTCGTATCCATGTATCAAGATCAATGTCGCCTTTTCCACTCACTAACTCAAATCGTCGAGTAGAGCTGGCGTTAGTTTCTTGAGCTTTACGCTGTTCCTCTGACAGGGTAGCAAATTCACCTATTGCTGTCTTAAGTGCTTCTAACCTACGTTCAGGTGAAAGCCCTTTAAGCGCAAATACATCAGCAATTTTCTTGTCCAGGTCTGCTAAAGCTACCCCTATTTTTAAGAAACCTTCTAGTGCTGTGTCAGTTAAATTAACTGCGTCCTGGAAAGCGCCTTCGAAACCACCTTTGGTGATCTTGTCGAACATTCCACCAATTGAATTCTCTTTCGCTTTCTCTATAAGCTTATCTTGCTCTGTCTTTAATTTTTGCCATTGATTGAAAGTAGCTTCAAAGGCCTTTTCATTATTTGGAAAGAATTGACCCGCATTATCTAGTTGTAATCTTAATTTGATAGCATCTTTAATACTTTGATGAAGTTTTCCGCGATCGGCAGCATCTACAGTAAAAACATCTTCAAGACTTATTGAAAGGCCGCCTTTTTGAACATTCTTTGAGAATCTTTCAAAAATAGTATCGCCTAAATCCTCAAACTCTTTCTCTAAGCTCTTCTTTGTAGATTGATACCATGCAGCTTCTTTGGCTAGCTCTTTAGTGTCAACCAGACCACCCATAATCTTGCCCTGGAAATTCTTAACAGTCGTACCTGCTGGGGAAGCTCTAGCTACTTCGTAGGCTTCCATTCTTTCTGCAGTAGACACATATCTATCAAATTTCTTAGGTTGATTAGCTTGAGGCCCAAGCAACTTGTCAACAGGCACACCTAATTTTTGAGCCGTCCAGTTAGCTTTAGTCTGAGTAGCTGCTTCAAGATCCCGTTTGAATTGTCCGCTTTCTAATGTTAATTCTTTAAAAGTACTAAGCCACAAATCAAATTGAGTTACAGGATTGATTTTAGCCAAATCATCTTTCAATTTTATTAACTTATTACTTTGTGTAATAGACTCATCGAGTACACTGCGTAAATGCAGGAACTGATCCACACCAACTTGTTGAAGACCTAATTCCGTGAATTTAGCATTAATAAGATCTAACGGACCCACTATCGTGCTTTCAGCCTGTTTCTTCATTAATACAGCACGACTCTCAAACAAAACCTGGAGATCACTTAGTCCTTTAGAAACTCTTTCAGTGTAAGCAGCTTCACTCTCATTCGCCTTTTTATACAAGTTACCTGTAATGCCATCTATTTTGATAGCTATCTCACCTATCTCAGAGGCTCTTTTTACAAAAGCTGTTCCTTTTTGAGGATCAAACTTAAAGGCTCTGGCTAATTCTTCAGTAGCTGCAGTAACACCAGAAAGCTTAACTGCGTATTCTATAGAGCCTTTCAGATTTATATCACTCATGCTCTTTTCAGCTTTATTCTTTCCGCGAGCTGTTAATTCATTGATTCGTTGACGACGGCTGCTTCCATTAAAGTTAAAATTATCTCCAAACTTGGTATATTCCTCCTTAATTCTTTCAATTTCATTAGCAATATTAGTAAGTTCTGTAAGATCAAAACTACTCCCAAAGAAATCTTTACCGTCTTTACCAAAATCCACTCCGAAAGTTTTATTTACTAACTCAGCAGTAGTTCTTAGCTGTGCTTGAAAATCTTTATTGTTTGAAATGGGAATCGCATCAATTAATAAATTTTCTCCTAGTCTAATGAGATTATCGCGCATTTGTTCAAATTTCTTAGTATTTACACTTACAATATGTTGTAAGATTAAATTATTAGGCTGCTCTTCTAATTTCTTTTGAGACAAGTAAAGTTTTCCAAAAGCTGTATCTAAGTCGTTAATTGCATCTTTATATCCATCTACTTGATAAGAGTCTAATCCGTTCTGGTAGCGCAGAATTTGCTCGTGCATTGAGCGTAAAGATGTATTGTTCTCATTCTTCTTAAAGTATTTATTTATGTACGGACTGTGAATCCTGCTAATACTCTCTGCAGTAGGAATCTTACCTGCAATTTCAAGATCTCTTTGATTTCTTGACTCAAGACGAGCTTGAAACTGCTCGTATGTTTCTTTTTTATTTTGTATAATTTTACCAGAAATTGCTTCACTTAAACTACTTTCATTAATTGTTTTTCCTACATTTTTTAAACGTAGCCATAAGTTGCTAAGTGTTCCAGTGCTATCATTCGTTTTTAATAAGTCTTCAGATTCTATTATCCTTTGCCTTAACGTTACCTCTTTTAATTGTGGTAGTTTAGCAATATAATTCTCAAGTTCCTTGGAGGCATTTCGCCATTTTTCCGCAGTATCTGGAGAGGCCTTTCCAAACAATATTGTTTGTTTTTCCAAGTCTTTAAACAACTCTTTAACTGTAGCTGCGCTGTCTTTTAAAACATCTTGCTGAGTTTGGGATAAAACCTCGTAATCAATATTTGCCAATTGCTTTTTAAACGATTTATCTTGTTGTTTACCAAATTCATCATTAAACTTCATCTCAGGTATCTGGTCAACCACATCAATCATTCTAGCAACGCGGCCCTTTGGCTGCATACCGAATAGTTCTAAAATCCTATCTTTTGCCCAGGCTAATTTTTCTGGAAATGAGTTTCCCTCACCAAAGAAAGCTACATACAGCAAGCCGCCTGCGGAAAGCAGTCCTGCAATTGTAGCTGAAACACCTAGAAAGCTTAATAATGAAACAATAGCTGTAGAGATTGCTTTCCACAAAAACACAAAAGACGCCCTTAAAACGCCTACTAACGTTGTAAGACTTAACAAAGACTTACCAAAAGTTGTAAAAGCTGTTGTTGCTAGACGTATACCACGAACAGGTGCCTCAGGCATTATGGCAAAGGCTGCCGCGAGGTCTACCGAAAGTTTATTGAGCTTGGGTGATCGTTTAATATAATTATCAATAGAAATATTCAGGTCGTTAAAAAACTGCCTTGGTCTATCTCCAAGACTGCTCCACCAATCTTTAGAGAAAATCGTATTTTTTATCCCATCTTTTATCTTTATAATCCAGCTCAATGATTCTGATAGTGACTTGTTTACACCGGCTTTCCTCGCGTTCTCGGCTCCGCCTGAAGATATAAAATCCTGTACAGCAGTGTATTTTAAATAATTAACGCCAGCTGCAGCTGCTTCACCTGCGATACCTGCGGCGCCTGCTGTCTTAGGGCCAACAGTTCTGAGAGTTTTTCTATAAATCTTCTGTTTTGCTGCCAATGTCTCAGGGGCAACTTCTATTGCAGACTTAATATTTTCAATTGCTAGAGCTCTAGCTGCCTTTCCTGCAGCGAAGGCTTTAAAACCTACTCCAAGCGCAAATAGCGCAGCGGTAGCCCCGGCTATCACTTTTGTAAAATAAAGTAGCTTCTCGATTAAGGAGTTATCCACAAACTTATCATTAGAGGCCGCTTGTGCTGTTCCAAACAGTGTGCCCATTAAAACTGAGAATGCTACAATACGAGAGCGTAGTAAGGACATTATACCGCTAAGACCTGCTGCAATTGTTGACCACAGTGTGTTGAATTGGGCGGCTAAAGCACCTTTTAATCTTGCAAAACCTCCGCCACTTGCAAAATAAGCTTCAAGACCTAATAGTATAGTTTCAAAACTTTTCTTAAGAAAATTAGCAGAGCCTCCTAATGACAAACCCATAAATGATTTGGTAATAACAGATTGCCACAGCTCTTTTATACGCCGTGGCAGATCAGATCTGTTTTTAAAACCATTAATCTCTGTATTAAGAAACATATCCGCTAAAGATATCTTTCCCGCTACATAATCGCCAGCATTCTTTTTTGCATTGATTATAGCCTGTTTAACACCCTCAGTGACCATCTGAAATTTAGACTTTGGTGTTTGTGCGGCATTTCTCTTACTCAAGTTATCAGTAACTTTATCGCCTAGCTCAGAGCTCCATTCTCTCGAACCTTTCATTATCATCCCAATAGGCGATAATAGTTTAAAACGTAGCATATAATTTTCAAGTGTCTTATATAAGCTACCCATCAAACTTGGAAGCACTCCAAATAATATTTCACTGACCGCTTTTCCCCCGGCCTTGTTACCAAGCAATGCTGTGGCTAGTAGAGGCACTCCAAAGAAAGATGCCTCTAATAAAGAAACACTATTTAATAGACTTGTGGAAAATGCAGCAACAGCAGCTAACAGCATTTTTGGGTTAGCAGTTGGGCCAAATATTAATAGATCAAACCAGCCAGGACTACTGCTCTTTATAGGACTTACTTTAGACATGTAGGCTTTAAGATCCGCTACAGGTTTTGAAGTAAAGGGTGTAAGTAAAGTAGATATAAGACCAGGCGTGGCAGCTTGTGTAACAGTTCCTTTTTTACTTGTTTTTGCATCTGCACCGAAAAGAAGCTCTTTAACAGTTGCGAGGCCCTTTTCTGCTTTTAAGGCATATATTCCTGTTCCCCACAATAAGGCATAAATAAGACCATTATCAGGTAGAAAATCTAAAAGGCCTTTAATCACTGTACCGAAACCACCTAAACCGTCCAGTAAGCCTTTAGTAAACGCGGGCAGTAAAGCTACAACAGTATCAAGGGCCCTGATCAGCGCCTCTACTACTGATTTTCCGAAGAAAGCTGCAGATTCTCCGAAGAATTTCATAAAGGCTGGGGAAATAACCACCAGCGCGCCTGATATATTTGAAACGAAATCGATTAATAGAAGTTTACCTACTTTACCACCGAATGCAAATAGAAGGGCACCTATAAAGGCGGCCCCTAATACCTCTCTCAAGGAGGCTCCCAAGCTTTCTATATCTATCTTACCCAGCGAAATACTTAATTTTGAAAAAATAGAAAATGCCTTATCTTTTAGCTGTTTTAAAGTTTCGGGAAGTTTCTTGAAACTACTCTTTACTTTATCTACAAATGTCTCTATTTTACTCTCAGCTTTAAACAAATTCTTGGTATAAGAGACTATTCCATCAATCGTATCTGGCCAATATGAATGTCCTACAATTTTATCCCAAGTGTCATAGAAATAATTTTTTACGTTCTCAGTAAAAATTCTTATTTTTCTTTCAGCCTTCTCACTCAACTCACTCGCAGCTTTTATGAATCTCATTGTAAGAGTATCAAAGAAATGTAAAACTTCCTGATAGTTTGTAGGTTTAAAACTTATTGAATATCTTAATTCTCTAAGCTGTTGACCTTTACTGAAATCTCTAAGAACCTCGCTAGGCTTTCTTATTTCAAAAATACCTTGGAATTTTTTCTTTAAATATTCAAACTCTCTTGTGAGAACTTTTCTCAACTCTACAGGCAACCCATCAAAAATTCCTATAAAGACGCCTTTCAAGAAAGATCCAACTAATTTTAAAAGATTAAATAACAAGGTTGTTACAGCTTTCAAAGCCTTTTGCAGAGGTCCACCTACATCCCCTTCACTTAAACCTTTGATACTGTTTTTTAAACTATCGAAAAACTTTAAGATACGTGTAGTAGCAAATTCACCCAATCTTTTGCCTAAGTTCAAAGCCTGATCGTTACCGGAAGCAATAGCGTTATTTAATATCTTTACACTCAACTCCATTTGGACCAATTGGTCGTAAAAATAGTGACCAAACTTTGGCCTTAAGATATCTGTATAGACACGTTTTAAAATAGCCGCTAACGTTTGAGCACCACTTTGAATACGATCAAACCTTATATTATTTATAAACAATAATCTATTTTCAAGAATGCCAGCGGCTCTCAAAGGGTACATTAGATCTTCTGCAAAACCACGTAAATTCATTCTTATATCATTGAATAAAACTGAAAGATTATTAAATCTAATTTCTCTTTCGGTTCCTTGTAATACATGTAATTGTTTTATAAATTCTTTAAAACTATCATTCTTTCTAATTTCGTTCAATTGTTTTAAAAATGGCGATAGATCTCTATTTTTCAGGGCATCCCAATTTAGGGTTCTTAGCAGTTTTATCCAATCTCTTTCTAAGCTAGTGTCGCCTTTTAAGAAACCGAACATATGCTCATAAACTGAATCAAGACCTCGGCTTAAAGGAATTGTTGCATCAGTTAGACCTAACTCAATCTTCTTATACGCAGACTTGATTTCAGTAACAACGCTAGCTCCCCATAATTTTACTGGACCACGAATATCTGGCAAGAGCTTAGGAAACTTATCAAAAATACCTGTAATTACTTTATAGATGACTTCTAAGTTTGAATAAAAGATCAATAAAGTATTAGTTATAACTTTCGACTGTGTCTGAAAAATTGTTAATACAGTATTATCGAATTTAACACCAGTCAGCTCTTCTGTAGCTCTTACGAGACTCTTTTTAAATTGAACTAGTTTACTTTCAATCGGAAAATTAGTAGGATGAAAACTAGTGCCAAATAACTTATCAAGTCTTAATTGTTGTTTTCTGACAAAGGCTACAATATTGTCAATCCGTTTCTCAATATCCCTATATATCGTATAGGCTTCGAAGGACTTATCAAGCCCTAAATCCCAGACGATCTTGGTTATGAAACTTAAATCTTTTAATTGAGCCAAGCCATTCTTTATTTCCTCTTTAGACTCTCTTATCTTAGTCTTAGCAAGTGTGGCACGATTTGCAAACAAAGTGGTGAATTCGTCAACTCTTTTAGCTAATTTTGTAAAAAGATTGCCAAAACGCTCTGCGTTTCCATAATAAGCATTTATTTCACCGCCTAATAAAGAAAGTGATTCTTTAAATCTTAAAAAGCCTTGAGCAGCTGTTATAGTAAGTTTATCAAATTGCTTAGCAACACTTTCAGAGTTTTCGGATAACACCCTAAATACCACTTCAGATGTTAACCTTCCCTGCTCAGCAAATTTACGTAAGTCTCCAATATTTGTATTTAGAGATTTTGTAAGTAATTGTCCTAACGCCGGTAGTTGCTCTACAACGGAATTTAACTCTTCCCCTCGTAGAGTCCCTGAGGCTAATCCCTGATTCAATTGAACTAATGCAGCCCGAGTTGTTTGCAAGGGCATATTTGAAAGTGTTACTGTTTTTTGAAGAGTTCTTGTTATTCTTTCAAAATCAGCAGTACCCATGGTAGTTTTTTCCATGGCCTTTCTGAGGTTAAAATAAATATTAACAGTGTCTTCAAAAGTAGTACGTGTTTCTGATGCGACTCTGTAAAGAGCGTATTGAACGCTAGTTAAATTCTCCGTCTCTTTAGTAACAAGTTTTAGTCTGTTCTTTATTAAGAGCAATGCATCGCCCATCTCATTAAATACACCAACTCCTTTAATAGCTAGTGCCGTTGCTGCTAATAACATTAATTGAGCTTTAATATTAGTTATCAGTGAACCTATTAACCTTAAAGGCGCGATTGCTACAGCGAATGTAGTGCTCAGCGTCTTAGATAATAATGATGCATTTTTAGTTGTTTCTTTTATATTGGAATTTAAATTAGATAAATTCTGACCGTTTACTGTATTTAACGCGCCTTTCGTCTTTTCAGCTGATCTAAAAATACTTGCTAAATTATTATTTAACTCTTGTAGATCTCGCCTCGCAGTACCTGACGCGGTATCTACATCAATCATTAGTCCTGCCATGATAACCTCTCTAAAAAAATCCCATGACGTAATGTCATAGGATTAGGTAGTACGTACAAGGGCTCCCTGTATCTTTACTCCAGGTGTTGCTAGAATTTCTTTTTCCACAAAAAATGGAGGTGCTTGTTTAGAGCTACCGTTGTTTAAATCACTGATGTACTCAGCATCATTTATTATTCCATTTTCAGTCATTTTCCACGAATCTCTAGCATGTCCTGTGTCTACAGGTGTAGCCCTTCGCAGTCTTTCTAAGAGATCATTTTTAACTTTGCTCGTAGCAGCTATATGCTGTTCTGCTAATTCTTTGTCAAAGACTCTTTTAAAGGCTTCTTTGTGTTTGTTCATTCTGGAATTTTCACCCCACCAACTGCACTTTGCATGCGTTGGAAAAACGCAGAATTCTTTAAGCTCTTGATATTTAAACCTTCTTTATTTTCTTCTGTCCCAGCTTCTCTGTTTCTAGCATTCTGAGCCATTAAAGCTAATGAGGCAAAAATTTTATCCGGCTTCTCTTTTACACCAAAGGCTTGCATAATTCTATAAGTTCTTTCATCTTCCCGCCAGCCGACCGGTCGCTCTTTGAAGAATTCTATCCACATAAGAAGTTCTTCATAAGGCATCTTAGCTGTCAGTTCAAACAATGGAAGTCGCAATTGATAAGCAACCTCCATTATCTCAAAATCTGCTGGCGTTAATTCTTTCCCGAAGGTGTGTCCAACCCAGAGAATTTCATAATTTCAGATGAAAGCTTGGCCAACTCATCCATAGGAAATGTTTCGAAATCTTGATCGGAGAGATCTACAGCGCCTTCTACTGAAGAGCGAATGATAGACTTTAAAATTTCCAAGCTATCTTGATCTCCCTCATTCTTCTGAGCTTTTGTCTGGATCTCTAGGACGTCTGCTACACTGAGCTTGCTAATTTTCAGCTCTTCGCCCATAAACTTAAACAACTTGGTTTGCTTCTTACCAACAAGATTCTTCATTGCTGAAACATTTACTGATACCATTTTAAATCCTTATTTGTTTCTAAATTTTTCTGAATGTAGTGCTTGAAAATCATCGAGTTGCTTGCGAATCATATGTAATTGAGCAAGCGTTTCAAACACCTCTTGAGACTTCTTCTGATCATTAGCAAATTCCGAGATTCTTTCAAATGTCTTTCGGATGCTAACATCAATGTGTTTACGCATGTGCTTAGTGGTTATACGTAACACGTAACCCATTGAAAAAGGTCTATCTGCCATAATTGCTTTCTATAAGGGACACAAGTTGTTTTTTATAAACACCCTTCGCAGGGGCTGTCCCTTTTTCTTAATTAAGCGCCAGCTACGGTGTAAGCACCATAGAAGTCAGACTGCACAGAGATAGTAAGCGTAGCAGTGTTGGCATCCGTCAGCTGCGGGTTGACCAAGAAGGCCTCCAGCTTGCCAATCCAATACCACACACTATTACCAACACTACCAATGCCACCAGCGCCAGCCGCCGAACCAAATCCAACAGGTTGAGCGTTCATCAGCGCAAAGCGGAACACATACTGATTGCCGTCAGCAACTGCAGCACCCAAGAGCGAGCCGGTCTTAGCCCATTCAGCAGAAACCAGGTTCAACTGGATTTCCATGCTAGGTGCATCGGATTGTCCCTGCACCTGTTGTGAGGTCTTCTGACCATACGTCGGTACGTTGACGATGTTAGGTGGAGTACCCATGGCAGGAAATTCACGAACGTTCTTAACACGAACGAAGGTATTTGCACCCTTAGTTCCACCAATAGACTCGACAGCTGTAGCATACAGCGCGTCAAACTCTGCTTGGGTGTCCAAGTTAGCAAAAGTAGGCGGAGTGGAGGGCATTGCGATCGAAAGATCGGAGAATACACCAGCGCCAATTGAAGTGATATGAGCCATAATTATTTCCCAAAGTGATTAAAAGGTATTTCGTACTTCGCGCGATATAGTGTCTTGTTATCGCTGTCGACACCAAGCTCACTATATGCACTCTTCAAAAACTGAGTATTTCCTGTAGGTGACTCTATTGTCTTTCCTACGAGGAACTCGTCTAATGAATCTGCGATTAGCGATAAATTACCAGGGCCGGTTCCAAACTTCACAAAGATATCAATGATTAACAGACCACTACTAGAGACAAGATTAATACCCTGTCCACTAGGAATTACTGATACTCTGATATACTCCGAATTATTCACCAACCCAACATAGTTACTCGGTACAGTCTTTATATTCTTTGCTGTCCAAGCCGGTTCACCAAACACACCTAAAACATTCTGTAAAAGATCATGATATTTGCCCATTAATTACTCCTTGCAAAAGTAATCTCTGTGACATAACCATTATCTTTATAAGGTCTCTCAGGTATATAAGTTTTTCCATTTACCGTTGCTGTATCAAAGATATTAAATTTAGCCACATCGTCGTTATTGAACAACAGATATAGCTTTTCAACATCACTCGATACATCTTCTTTTTGTTGCTTTTGCTTAGTAATGATAAGCGCCTTAACAGTAATTACACTGCTGGTGCTCTCGGTGGCTGCCAAGGTGTCAAAGTTGAAACCTGTCGGAGCTTTTTGTGTAAGTTCAACATTAACACATAAGTCTCCAGCTAGCTTGAAAGCCTTTTTGACTCCATTCTTAACTAGAGATCGAAGGCTCATTAGTTAGCTCTCCACCACATATTGCTGCCTGCATTTAAAAGAAGCGGTCTTACAGTGTTTTTGACCAACAAAGGAATACTTCCAGCAGACTTAACATCCGTGAGTGTAATTGGCCCGACTGTTAAAGTTTTAACACTACCAGTTTCATCCAGTAGACCGTCATTATTTAACAGGTGATATGCCAATTCAAACGTAGCTGTTAGTATCCGCTTTGGTGTTCCTGTATTGTACACATAACCACCAACTTTAGGGTCGAAATACTCGACCACACGCGGGAAGGCTAAGGATTGTGACTCCTCTACAGCCTTTCCCGCCCAAGCCAAATTATCTAAAAGACTTGTTGCAGTAACTAGTGCTTGCTCTTTTTGCAAAGATGGTGCATCTGTCCATGCAGCCACATCTAGTTTATTAGCGAAATATGCTTCAGCTTCCTCAACAGTGACATATGAATTTATGCCCTTGGCGAGTGCCATGATTGTTCCTTTTAGGAGTGGAACACCGGCAGAATGCCCATACTAAGCGCAGAAGTTGCCTTACGCGAGAACGAACCCTTGGCATCAGCAATGGTAGTAACATCCGCCAGAGCTTTCTGGGTTGTACCTTCCATCGTGCTGAAGTAATCAGCATTCGAGGGAAACGCAGTAGCATTGCCAATCCAGTCATAACCAGCCGGAGCCAGCACATAACCCCAACGATACCAAACCTGAGTCGTACCGCCACCCTGATAAGCAGCAGCGTTGCGATCCATTTCCAGAGGATCAGGTACAGCCAGCGGAGCCATAGCAAGCGCACCGGGGAGCACGATGAAGCTGGTCTTCGTACCACCAATATCTACACCCGCGCCAGTATTGATCTTCGTACGCTCAGCAGAAGTCAGACTCTGCGATGCACGAGTTTGGATCAAACGCAGCTTGCCACCAAAGATGGTTTGGAAGTTGATATTGCCATCGCTGACCGGAGTTTGATCAACGAGGTTAGCAGAACGGAGCGAGGCCAGCATTTCCGGAGAAGTGACCAGATACGCGAAGTCAGGCTCATAATCTTTCCAGGCCTTACCAATAGCTTGCAGGAAGCCTTCAGCGCGAGCAGCACCTTGAACCGAAGC